GGGGCAGTTGACTTCTGCCTCGGAGCTGCTGATCCTGGTCGTGCTGCCGCGCTGTCCGGCTGCGCCGAAGGCCGCCCTCCAGAAGTCCAAGCCGCTGTCGTTGAGCTTGATCCCGACGTACTGCCGGATGCGGTTCCTGCGGTATCCGTCGCCCCACTTCATCCGCCGGTCGTTGAGGGCCGCCACCGCCCTGCCGACGGATCTCGGGCTGGGCGGGTTCCTGTCCCCCGTCTCCTGGTAGTGCACTTCGTACGCTGCGAAGAAGTCCGGGACTGACAGCATGTAATTTGGGTCGTACTCGATGCACTCGCGAAAGAACTTGGAGACCAGATTGCTCTCGTCTCGGATCTCGGTCAGGGCCTCGGCCATCGACGCTGTCTGCTCCAGGTAGCCGCGGGCCCACGCCCGTTTGAGCCCCTCGAGCGCCCAGTTGAGGACGCCGGCTTTTTCTTCCGCTAGGACCAGCTGCGCGGGAGAAGTGTAGCCGCGATCCCTGGCCTCGAGCGCCGCGCCGACGGGAGCGTTCTGGTCGAAGACGCGGTCAGCTTTGACGACGACCATGCGGTTCTCCATGGCCCGCGAAGCTTCCTTGAACTGCGGAGGAGCGTTGCTGCCCCAGAGGACGGCCGATCGCCACGCGTGAGATATGAAGGGTCCGTTCTTCACGTTCACCCCGACGGGATCTCCGGACAGCAGCGCCTTGACGGCCGCGGAGAAGTGCCACTTCGACTGGTCGAACGCCTCGTCGAGGACCCACGGCGCGCGACGCAAGAAGTCCTGGAGGCCGTGGGTGTTCTCCAGAGTGTCCAGCGGAGTGGTGATCGGGTTGTCCGAGAGCAGTCTCGACATGACGCGCAGGACGTTCGACTTGCCGGAGTTCGACGGGCCGATGATGACCAGGGCACGCATCAGCGCTCGCGGCTTCAGGTCCACCAGGGCGCAGCCCAGGATCTCCTGCAGAACTTCCTGGGTCGGCAGGTCGAAGCCCATGTCCGCTAGCATCTGGAGCCATCGCGGCGCAGGCGCTTGCTCGGCGTACTCGCACTCTACGCAGTGGGTCGCGTAGTGCTCGGGCTGCAGTGCTTCTACTTGACCAGTGCGGAAGTCGATCAGCCCTGATCGCGTTGCTATCTTCCCGTGGCTGTCCCACGGCGGCTCCTTGTGCAGATCTTCTTGTCGCTCGATCCACGCGCGGGTCTCGCTGACTATCTTCTGCGTGCTGACGACTTTCACTGCCTTGCAGCCTATCTCCACCTGCCTCGCCGACCAGGACTTCCACTCGTCTGGTTTCATGCTCTCCCACATGCCGCCGCTGTAGAGCCACGGCTGGTTCTGGGAGAAGATCAGATCGCGATCGGTCGAGCGGAGGGAGTTGAGTATCCCGGTGCCCAGGACGACGTGAACTTTCTTGCCGCCGGACTTCGCGTCCTTTTCTGCTCTGGCCTCGCCGAGGTTGACGACTTCGGCCGTGCCCTCGTCGCGGAAGTCCATGTTCGCCGTCTTTCGCTTCTTGGGGGCCGGATGCTTCTTGGCCCAGTCCTCGCACATGATCCGTATCTTCTTCTCCTCCTCGTCCCAGTTCCACAGAGCGGAGACGGCCGGGTTGTTCTCGTCGGCATACTGGCGCGTTGCCTGGAGGACTTTGTGCACGGCCTCGTCCTGGGCCACGCCGGCGTTCATGAGCGACGCGGTGACGGACAGCTGCGTGTTGTGGATGTTGCCGTCGGCCATGTTCCGCAGCGCCTCGTCCGGATCTATCGGCGGCTTGAAGGACATGACGTTCGCGGCGCGGGTGAACGGGTCGGTGAGTGGATCTGCGTCCTTGCGCTTGATGATTGGCTGGATGGACTTGAATACGGCCAGTATCTCCTGGATGGGCCAGGACTGATCCTCGTCGCGGATGACTTCTACTTCTGTCCAGGCGCCGTCCTTGGTGTTGTGGCTGCCGGGCCAGCGCATCAGGGCCACGACGTGGCAGACAGTCGGGTCGCCGGCGACGCAGTCCCGTATCAGCCGCAGAGCTTCTTCCACCTGGTCTCGGTCGGATATCCAGTCAGATAGGCGCCAGAGAGCGTGCAAGCCGTTGCCCGAGCGGTGTATCCGGGTAGGGGGTATGGGTAGGTTCAGGAGCGCGCCCAGCGCTTCCTCCGGCGTTCCCTGGATGCTCTTGAAGTCCACGTCCGCGTGGAGGAAAGTAGTCTCGCCGAAGTGCTCCTTGTTCCTGGGTCCGTGGCCCGTGATCGTCCCGACGCAGTAGAACAGGCCTCGGCCGGCCCGGTCCCACTTGGCGACGAAGCGGGCGACGCGGTCCGGATCGCGAGTGAGCAAGTGGCGCTCGCCCGGTCCGTCTTCGCCTTTCTTGTTGGGTAAGCTGGAGAGGTATATGCTGTGTTGCGTTCCGCGCAGGAAGTAGTCCTCGACCAGCTTCGGCATTGCTCCACCCCAAGATATTGGGGAGCGGCGCGCGCCGCTCCCCGGACAGGTACTACGCTGCTTCTTGTTCTCTGACGCCGAACTTGTCCTTGGCCTCCCAGTCCACCAGCTTGAACGTCGGCACCTTGATCCTGCCGAGCTCTCGGTTCGGGTGGTTGTAGCTGTCGACCCCGATCTCGACGACCGGGTACTGGTCGGGCTTCGTGCGCATCTCTTTGCCGTACGCTTTGCACAGGCCGCCGAGGGCGTTCAGGCCGCCTTTGCTGGACGACGCGAACGTGTACAAGTTGTCGTCCTTGCTGCCGTCAGCTCCTGGCTCCTTCATGATCACGTAGTTCGTGAACTGCCAGGGATCGCGGGCCTTCCCGTTCTGGTCGACTTCCCAGAGCGTCTCGTCGTGGTCGCCCAGGCTCTCGCGCTTCTGAGGCTGGTGGCCCTCGACGAGCAGGCCCATGATCTGCTGCTCGGGCTTGTTCGCAACCCACTTGACCCAGCCGATAGCCAGCTGGTCCATGTTGACGACGAACCTGGTGCCTGGCTCGATCTCCTCGTCATCTTCTCCGGCGAGCCAGTCGCCTTTACTGAACTTGAGCAGCCTGCCGACGATCGCGCTGCGGCTCATCTGAGAACCGTAGTTCTCGAACGAGTTCATCTCGAGGTTGGCGAGCTGCTTCTTCTCGGTGGGAGTCACTGTTTCGAGTTCCTTGCTCTTAGCCATGTTCAACTTCTCCTGTTCACAAGTGCCCAGTGGTGGGCGGCTACTCCGATCGGGGTCTCCCGACGGATATCTGCAGTCGGTCGGTTGGTTCGCCGGCCGTGCAGAATGGATCTAGGTTCAAGCCGGCTGCCGTGGCCGCCGCCTTGATCCCCTTCATGTCGTAAGACTCGCGGCCCTTGACTGCGGACCAGCTGACGACTCCGGGTATCTTACGCACACTCTTCTCACGGAGACGATCTTTTATTTTCTGCTGTCCCTCCCGAACTTCTCGATCCAAGATGTCGATTTGCTCCTTGGCATCCTGGACGTCCCGGCACATGTCGGCTATCTCGGCGACGAACTGCGGGTCGGCGGCAACCTCCCTCTGCGGCAGGGAGCGGCGAATGATCCCGCACGCGCCGGTGAACGGGCAGTGCTCGCACTCTCCACCGCCGGCGATCCATCCCTCGGGCTTCAGCTCCCGGGGGTCGGCTGCGGTCAGGATCATCTTCGCTCGGGCCTGGGCCGAGTCGTAGATACCCTGGTCGAACCGCACGGGAAACTCCTCGACCTCGTCCCAGAAGCTCGCGTCGGTGTAGCTGATCACCGCGTGCATCGGCTGGTGCAGCGTCTTCTTCCGTATCACTCCCATCTGCACTTGCACCTGGAAGTGATTGTTGTCTCGCTCCTTCACCAGGTTCACGCGCGGGTCGACGGTCTTGCACTCGACGACCACGCAGCTCCCCTCGATGTCTGGAACTCCAAGATCCTGAAGGACGTCTAACGGTTGATCAACCACTAAGCCGTCGGGAGTAGCGGATAGGTAGCCGTCTTCGAGGCTCTGCTGGTCGTCGCCGGCCATGATCAGCTTCTCGCCGAACTTCGCGCGCATAGCGGGTAGCCAGAACGTCTGCTCCATCATCGTCCCGCGGACGTGAGCGCCCCAGTTGGATAT